TGCCTGAGATAGCAGATAAACTGGAGGCATGGTAATTCACCATGCCACCAGTTTATCCGTTCTACTTATTAATAAGTTTGATATTGCTATAAGCGCTATTTATCATAATGTCCCTTATGTTGGAAATAGGGTATTATTCATTATTTTTGCACTCGTTTTCAGTTACTTAGTGTTTCTGATATAATTTAGTGTGTAATTTTAATGTAAATATTGTATGAAATTGATGTTAGTTAGGGATTCTTTCTCTTCAGGTTCTACGGCTGGTGTTTTATTTGTTGATTCACGTCCGTTCTGTAATACTCTTGAGCCTGCTATTTCTATAGGTAAAAAGGTTAAATACGGCAAAGGTTGTTGTGTTGCTCCTGGTATCTATTCTATTGACTTCCATTATTCTCCAAAGTTTGGTAAGTATATGCTTACTCTTTGCGGTGTTCGTGGTCGCTCTGGCATTCTCATTCATTCAGGTAATACTCCTAATGATACTTCAGGTTGTATCTTAGTAGGTGAGCGTGAAAATATTAGTGTTCTTTCTAATTCTCGTTCTACCTTGGATAAGCTTTTCGATTGTTGTTTGAATGCCATTGGTAAAGAATCGATTTCAATTATTATCAAAAATAAATAAGTTATGTTTAAGAAAGAAGAATTTATTAAAGTTATTATTAAGGCAGTGCTTTATGCTATTACTGCGTTGGCTGCTCAATTGGGTTATACATCGTTGTAATTTTTGGGAAAATGAGAGATAGTATTAAGGAATATGTTAAGCGTTTTAGGCAAAATGTCACGCCTGCTATGCGTTGCTATCACCCATTACGCATTTATAATGCTGCAAGAGGTGAGTTTGAATGGCACAACTGTGGTAAGTGTCCTTACTGCCTTAAGATGTGTTCAGACGAATTAACGCAAAGGTGTTATAAGGAGTCTGAGCAGCATCCTTATGCTATCTTTTTTACTCTCACGTATGATAATGAACATATACCTTACCTTGAACGTGTTGGCAAATGGTGGATACTTTGCAACCGTACAGAAGTTATTGACGGCGAAAGTACCGTTATTATACACGATTCTGAAGTAGAAGGAGTTCATTCTATAGAGTCTAATGACTGCCCCATTGATATTGATTGTTTCGGTGTTCTTTGGAAGCAGGATATTATCAATTTTAAAAAACGTCTGTTTATAAATCTCAAAAGATATGTTCAACGTAATAAAAAATATTATACAAGTTTATTCGTTAATGGCAAGCTTAAAGAAGAGCCGCTTTTCCGAATCTTCATTAATGGCGAATATGGACCAACTACCTTGCGCCCACATTACCACGGCATTCTTTGGTTTGACGACAAGTGCTTGGCAAACGATTTTCTTGACTCCTACAAGAATGGCGCAAAATCTGCCGATAGAGACTATTGGCACGGTCTTATATACGAGAGTTGGCAAATGTGTAGTCCGGATAGATGCGACTCACAACACGTCTCAAAGGCTGCTCCTTCCTACGTTGCGAGCTACGTATGTAGCACATATAGTCTGCCTGATGTTCTTCAGGCTAAACCCTTCCGTCCGAAGGTGTTGGCAAGTAAAAATCCTATTATTGGCTCTTACAAAGTTAGCCGAGAAGTCCTTACAGATGCACTCTTTAATGGCACTATCTTATATCCTCAATGGGTTGATGATGAGAAATCTTTTACCGAGTACCCTCTACCCTACTCGTATCTGTCTCGATACTTCCCTAGGTGTGAAGCATATAGCGTTTCGGATATTAATGATAAATTATCAATATTTGCAAAATATGAGTCAGAAAGATATGTAAAAAGGCAAGTTGTTAAGCGTGGTTATTTCGACTCTAAAAAACAAGATAAGTCTTGCTTGAATTATAATCAGGAGTACAAAGATACACCTTATAATGATTACTATCGTTATCAAAATAGCCGATTTCATCGTATGCTTAAGTATTGGTGCTCTCGCTCTTTCGATGTTCCCGAACGTGATAATTTAGGCAATCTTACAGGTCGTTTTGTATCTCGCAAGTTGTCTCCACGTCAATATATTGAGTGTTTGGATAGGCTTTATAGCAATTTGGAGTTATACAAATTATCAAAGTTTTATGCAGAACAAGAGGAGTTATTAGATGGCTCTCTAAATACGTATAATGAGTATCTATTTACTCAACGTTATCAGGCTAAAATCTATCTTCTCACTTATTACCCTGAGTTTGTTCACTCTCTTCCTAGAGTTCTCACTCCTGCGGTAAATAGGTTTGATTTAAATAGACAATTAAATAATTTTGGTCTCGGTATCTCTGATATTTATAATGGTCTTGAGTTGTCCGCTTCTGTTCTCGATTTTCTGCGTAATAATTGTATCGCAATGAATTTCCGAGTTAACACTACACAAAAGTGTATTGACCGTAACAAGTCTAAAAAGTATAAAGAGTTTTATGCCCGCCAAAAGGGTATTATTTATTAATAAATAATTTTATTATGGTTAAGTCAGTTTTACAGAAACCTCTTTCGGTTTCAAACGTTTCGCGTAATGCGTTTGATGTTGGTTATAGTAACAAGTTTACTAGTAGTCTTGGTATGTTGTTGCCTTGCTTCGTCCGTGAGTGTAATCCAGATGAGCACTACCGCATTAATGCTCGTATGTTCACCCGCACAATGCCGATGAATTCTGCGGCATTTATTCAGTGTACGCAGCACATTGAGTTCTTCTTTGTACCTTACCGTCTTTTGTGGAGAGATTTCCCTCAGTTCATTGTTGGTACGAAATATCCTACTTCTCTTTATGATCCTGCTAAGCTTTCTAAGGATTCTCCTAGTTTTGACCTTGCTAAGGTTTATAATGCTTTTAAAGATAAGCTTGCTGTTTCTGGTTCGACTCCTGCCGCTGGTCTTGGTACTGATTTGTTGGGTTATCCTAAGATACAGAATGCTATACGTTTGCTAGATTTGCTTGGTTATGGTTGTTATTATACTCCAGAATCTCAGGATTTTGCCCCTGCTGCTGTGAATCCTTTCCGTTTGCTTGCTTATCAGAAAATTTGTGCTGATTTTTATCGTGTTGCGAATTGGGAAGATAATCGCGTTAAATCTTGGAATATTGATGGCTTATCTTATGATATGACTTCTTCATTTAATGCAGTTACGTTGCAGAACTTTGTTGATAATTATTTTCGTCTTAATTATCGTCCTTGGAAAAAGGATTTATTTACGATTGCTAATACTCAGTTTCAGGGTGCAGACTTTTTAAGTAATACTTTTGATGTTCCTTCTTTTCCTGTTGAAACTGATTCTTATGCTAATCTTAGGCCTTTAACTACTCGTAGTTCAGGCTTTCAGGGTGATATGACAGCTTCAACTTCAGGCAAGCAGGTTAGTTTTACGGTGTCTAATCTTCGTAGTGCCTTTGCTCTTGACAAGCTTTATAGATTGATGGCTCAGGCTTCAGATGGTGATTATAAGTCACAGATTAAAGCTAGATATGGTTTCGATGCTTACGCTCCTCAAATGCGATGTCAGTTTGTTGGCTCTGCTAGTAGCGTGATTCAGGTTAACCCGATTACTTCTACCGCGGATACTCTTACAACTTCGGGTAATGCCTTTGAGGGAACTCCAGTCGGTCGTATTTATGGTAATGGTGTCGCACAAGGTTCTGATACTTTTGAGTTTGACACTAAGGAACACGGTATTTTGATGGGTATCTGTTCTTTCGTTCCTGACGTTGATTATAGTAGTTATGGAGTCAATATCTTTAACAAAAAGTTGTCTTCTTCTGAGTATTTTCAGCCCGAGTTTGATAATTTGGGAAAACAACCTCTTGATGCTACTTCTCTCTATCTTGCCAAGGTGCCCGGTGCGGGTGGTATACAATCCCCTGCTGTTCTCGGTTGGATACCTCGTTACGCTGAATATAAGACTCATGTCGATGAGGTTCACGGACAACTGAACGGTAATATCTATCGTTCTGCTAGCGGTGAGCCTACTCTTTCCTCTTGGACTGCTCCTCGCCTTGCAGGTTTTGAGGACGATATGGCTTCTTACTGGTGTAAGGATGGTCTTTCAAAGAACTTCTTTTATATCAATCCCGCTTTGTACAACAGTATTTTTGTCAATCAGTATGAGGGATTTCAGACTCAAGATCAGTTTATTTGTGAAGTTAGTAATAATGTTAAAGCCGTTTTGCCTATGTCGGTTAGCGGTGAGCCTTTAATTTAGTTTGCTTATGAATTATAGTAGTTATTTTCAGTATTGTTATACTGCTGCTCCGTCTCCTTCTTATGAGGTTCATCCTGAAAAAGTGATTAATCAGGATGAAATGAATGCTCTCTGCCCTCTCGATGAGACTACAGGTAAACGTTGCGAGCCGCTTGTGCGTGCTCTCGACCCTACTTGTAGCGAGTCTGAACGTCAGGCGCTTCTTTCCTCTTTGCAGCTTGTTAAGACTTCATCAGGTTATGAGTCTTTGTCTGATGATGTAAAGCTTCAGCTTTGTAAGTTGCGTTCTTTACAGACTCCTAGCGAGTTGAAGGAGTTTGCTGGTTATGTAAACCAAATTTGCGATAATATGGAGATTGAGACTCCTGAGACTCCTGAGACTCCTGAGACTCCTGAGACTCCTGAGACTTCTGAGAATGTTTAACATTTATTAGCCCCCAACATAAATTGGGGGCTTAACTCTTTAAATATCTTTAATATGAGTTCATTCCTTTCTACACTTAAAGATGCTGCTGGTGCTGTGTCTCCTATTGTTGGTGCCGGTCTTTCTCTGCTTGGTTCACACAAGGCTCAACAAGCTAGTTATGAAGCTATTGACCGCCAAAATAGCTTTAATGAGTATATGTACAATAAGTACAAAAATCCAGTTAACGCTTCTAAGTTGCTTCTTCAAGCAGGCATTAATCCTGCCTTTGCCTACGGTAATATAGCTGGTAATATGGGTTCAACTCCTGAGCAAACTGCCCCTGCTGATACGTCTGCAACACGTGACGCTATTCCTAATGCCGTTAATGCTTTTGCCCAGATGCAGCAATCTAACCTCGTTCGCTCTCAGGTTACACGTCAGGAGATTGACAATAACTATGCAGCTGCCGAAAAGGCTGCTCAGATTAGCAAGATGGTTGAGGAGACTACAGGTCTTAAGTATGATAACTATCTCAAAAAGTCCTCTCAGGATATGCAGCTGAATATCTTGAAGCAGACTGAACAACAGATGTACACTAAGACTTATGCAGATAATCTTCTTGCACAAGGCTCTGCGTGGGATTTGGCTACTAAGCAGATGTATGCTCGTATCGGTCAGCCTCTGCAGTTCCAGAAAGACAGACTAGAGATTGCTTACACTGCTGCTCAGATTGCTTATCAGCAAAAAGTTAATAAGTGGTATGATAAGATGAGTAAAGCGCAAATGGATTCGCTTTATACGAATGCCGCTGCCGCCATTGTTGGTGCTCGTGCGTCTGCTCAGAATGCGGCTACAAATGCTAAAGTAGGCGCTTCCCAGGCTGCTAATCTCGATAAAGATACTTTTGTTAAAGGTCAGCAGAATTATAGAGATAATAATCTTTTTAAGGTAACTTTGCAGTCTCTTAAGCTAGGTGTTAAGCAACAAAGCTTTGAAACTAATCTTAAGTTATCTACACCTGGTAAAATGCTTCAAGGTTTTGGTATGTTTGGCAAATATACTCTTGGTTCTTGGTCTCCTCTTAAGTTTTAATATCCTTAATTCCGCAACACTTTGATTTAACTTTATTTATAAGTTCCTGAGCAACAAAAAGTTGCTCAGGATTTTGCCATGTC